GAAGTAGTTCTTGAGCCCCACGCGACCGATCAAGTCCGCCGTCTTGGGGTAATCGTCGCCGCAGAGCCCTACCATGTAGTCCCTGGACGCCCTTGCCATCTCGGCGTGCGGCTTCACAAGGAACTCCGAAAGCGACTCGACGTCGTCGATACTAACCATGGGCATCGAGTACTCGGTGCCGCCGTGCGTGAACGTGAAGACATCATCTTCGGGAGACAGTTCCAACATCGGGAGATTCCTTTCAAAGGGCGGGAGAAGGGTGTTGAAGGGGTCGCCGGCTCTCCCTACCGACGACCCCGGCCTGTGTTACGGCGTCTCTACGAGAGCCGAGAAGAAGTGCTTCACCGAACCGCCGAGAGTGGCGTTGTCATATGCGGTGATCGTCACCTCGTAGCCGATCGGCGCACCGTTCTGGAACACCTGATCGCCAACCTCGGTGACCTGACCGTCCGCAACGTACTTGCGGATCAGCTCGTCACCGTCAACCACGTCAATGACGTAGGAGCGGCGAGGGCGGTCGACCGTCGCGGACGACACGAACGAACCCGTGGCGTCATCGATGTCAGCCGACTCGAGCCCGTAATATTCGGCGAGCGTGGAAGCGTTCGTCTGGAGCAGTGTGAACGAGAACGTGGTCTCGCCCTCAGTGATGAGCGTGCGGACAACAGCGTTGCCCTGCCACGCGCGCACCTTCTCCGTGCCGACAGTGTTCGACTCGGTCACGCCGTCCTCGGACACGTAGCCGAGGTCGACGAACGCGACGTTGAGTGCTGAGTCAACCCCGGTCGGGGCGGCAGTTGCGAGAGGGGCAGACGACACCACACCGTCAACACCCACGCGCACTTCGCTAGCGGTCTGTGCCATTGCGTTTCTCCTTGCTGGGTAAGTGAGGCGTGGGAGCCTCCGATTGGCCGGCGGGAGAAACCGGAACGTGGTTGGTTACAGGTCGCCGCCTCGTGACGCGATCTGAGCCGAGAAGTAGTAGTGAGACAGGGTGGTCGTGCCTACGACGTAAAGGTCTGTGCCCTGATCGATGACCTCAAACGGGCCAGACAGGTTCGACACCCCGACGATCGGTGACCCATCCGCGAGCGTCGGGAGGATCCCCATGCACATGCGGGCCAGCTTCTCCGCGTTGACAGACGTTTCCGCCCACACGTTGAACCCGAACGAGTGCCGCTGGATCATGTCGTCCTGCGGTCCACCGTCATCCCGCACCGTCACCATCCGCGAATGCTTCGCGATAGGCAGCTTCGGTTGCACGAGGACACCGGAGCAGTAGGACTCTGCGCGTGCAGCGAGAGCCGCCCGAAGACCGGCCGCGATCTCTCCAGTGACGATCGGGAACAGGACTCTACGAACCACGAGAATCCCCCACCGCTCGAGCCAACGGGCCACGCGCCGCTTCCACACCCCGCAGGTACGGGGCGATACCGACCTGACCGACAGCACGGTCAGCAGCACGCCCACCCCGAGACATGAAAATCTTCGTGCGGAGCGTCGCCCGAACAGCCGGGTTCGGGTCCGAAACGTTCGCCGCGATCCTCGACGTGATGCCCTCAAGGATCCCGATCATCTCGCCGGAAGTGAGGATGTCGCCAAGTGTGCGAAGCCGTTTGATTCTCGCCATCACGACACCCGCCTAACCACGACAACGGTTCCGCGTCGCCCGGATCCTGGGTTCTCCCAAGCCGCAGAGGGAGACGTGACCGCGTACACATCTCCGCGCACGATCACGCGGTCTTCGTGGCCCACAACGACCCACTCATCACGCTTATAGAGGGTGTAACCGACGATCGACAGCTGGCCCGTCGCCAGACTGTCCTCAGCCGCCACGAGCGGCGCCACAGCCCAACCGGGCGACCCGATCTCGATATCTGGGAGAACTTCTGGGTTACCCTGCTCGTCAAAGTCGGCGGCGTCTGGAACAACGTCTTCGCCCGGGACTTCGCCGCCGCCAGGAAGCAGCCCGACGTCCGTGACCGGGCGGAGAATCACGATTGCTTCGGTCACGACGGATCCACGTAGAACGGGGAAGTCGACGGGATAAGGTCGATGTTGAACGCCCCCGTTGTATCCTCAACGCCCTGTAGCGCGGCGAGTTCGTCTTCAGTGAGATACAGAGAGCCCGGGGTGTCGCCGCCATAAGTACGCGAGGTCGTGAACGGTCCCGTGGTCTCGTTCTCCTGCCGTATCCCGGCAGGGTTGCGGAACACGCGTGCGACCATCGCCACAACAACGTCCACCGTCGTATCCAGAAGCTCGGTCGACGGGGGAACCTCTTCGGCCTCCGCGTCGATGCGCGTCTGGATGTCGGTGACGCGACGGCGCACGAGCCGTTCCGCCTTGTCGATCCAGACCTGCACCTGTTCGGTATCGGTGGGGACGTCCGAGCCGATCCACGCCCCCGTTACGTCAGTAGGTGTAGTCCACGACACGGTTCCCCCTAGACGGTTAGAAATATTGAAGGGTGGGGCGACACATCAGCCGCCCCACCCCAGGGGTCAAGCTGCGTTGACGTACTCGACGAACGCAGCAGTGTCGTTGACCAGCCAGCCGTACTCGGCCTCAGCCAGAACCGCGACCAGGTTGTTCTCGAACAGCGAGACCAGCGAACCGTTGATGGTCACCGTCGCCTCGGTCGACACCTTGTAAGAGATGCCACCCACGACACCCCACGCGGCCTGCGACCAGTCGCCGCCGAAACCGAACGTGTCAGTCGTGTCGTTGTAAACACCCTCACCGATGAACGCCGAACGCCCGAGCAGGCGACCCTGGCGGATCGGGCCGGCGTTGTCGACGAGCGGGGAATCGATGAAGATCGGACGACCAGACGTGTCCACCGCGCCGTTGAGCAGCGGCTCGAATCGGTCGTCGAGCGCGAAGCCCGACAGTCGCTTGCCGTCGTTCACGAGAAGCGACAGACCCGCGTTGATGTCACCGAAGATGCCACCGTTGGCCTGTGTGGTGGTTCCGATCTCAACCGACTTCGTGGTCTGCGCGATGTAGGTCGAGAAAGGGGTGCTCGTGCCGTGCAGAGCGGCGGCGTCGAACGCCGAAGCGAACGCGTCACCGACCTGGTTGCGAAGGATTCCCATGAAGTTTCCCGGGTTGGCTCGCACGACCTCCGCCGAGACGACGGCGATGGTGGCGATCTTCTTCGGGTCCATGTTCTTCAGCGACAGGGCGCCCGATGATGCGGGCTTCTGCGCGCCCTCAGCGACCCAGCCAGCCGAAAGGCGACCGGTCACGACGGGGATGGCGGTTCCGGACGCACCGAGGGGAACCTCGGGGGCGAGGGACTGAACGGTCGAGCTGCGCGCAGCTCGCTCGAAGATGGGCTGAGACTGCTCGCGGCTCAGAAAGCCGCTGAAGTCGCTCAGCTTGGTTGCGGCAGTGATTGCCATTTGAACTCCTAGTTGGATTGGGGCCTCAGTTGATGCCCAGTGCCTGCTTCAGCGCGGACTCAAGCCCGTCACTGTTCAGCGCCAGCGGCGGCGCGCCTCCCTCTCCGGGGACGACAAGCCGCTGGGGCGCCTGATCACCGCGCCAAGCCGTAAGCAAGGTCGCGTACTCCTGGAGGTGTTCGGTCGACGCAGACTTAGGACCAGCAAGGACGTCGAGCGGAACGGACGTGCTAGCCGAAACTTCGGCGCGAGTTTTCGCGGCGGTGAGGTCTGCAAGTTCCCGCTCGAGGCGGTCTCGCTCCTCCTGCCGTTTCTGCTCCTCCGACTTGTCCCGGTCCTCGTACTCCCGAAGCTTCGCTTCCCGGTCGGCTGCCAACTTCTCAGCTGCCGCTCGAGCCTTACGCTCCGCTTCCAGAGCCTTCTTTCCGTTCTCGCCGAGTACGTCCGCAGGGGTGGGCGTCGCGCCCTCCGCCGGCTGACCCTCGATAGGGGCCTCGTCAGCCATTCGTTTCCTCCATTGACAGGCGGCATCGCACCGCACCAACCCGGAACCCATCGCAGGCCCGGGGAACAAAGAAAGCCGCCCGTAGGCGGCTCAGAACTAGTCGGGTATCAGGTCTCGATCTATGCCTTCGGCACGCTCGTATGCCGACTTGTAGACTTCAAGGTCGTAATCCTCAGGAAATGCGTCAGGCCCGTTTCCCGGAACGATCAGGCAGTTGCAGTTGTCGTGCCAGTCGTTCGACTCACCAGCCGAAGCGGCATCCCGGTACACGAACCCGCGCGAGGCGACCATCGTGCAGAATCGACACGTCGGCCCAGATGGCATCCGAGCAAACCGCGTCGGTTGCGTGTCCGACAGGGCTGATTCGTAAACCGTGGCGCGAAACGGCGCCAAGACCAGGCGCTGCGTTGACCCCGACAACAGCGATAGCGAATCGTCCGCGTCGCCCACGTCGAACAATGGGCCGAGACCCCAACGAGCTGATGCGTTTGCCTGATCGGCGTCGACCGGCCGGGCCATAACCGCTTGAAACCTCGTCACGGATGGCGGGGCGTCCCGCAGCATGTCGTACCAGTCAGCACCGAGGAGCGCGGCGGCGTCCCCGTAGGCGGTAACCAGTTCGGGGAAGAAGCCCATTAGGGCATCGCGCACTGCAATGGGTGAACCCTCGAGGTTGAGCGACCGCCAGAAATCCGTCAGGTCACGCTGCGCCAGGAGTACCAGCGACGACGTCGCCTCCCGGTACTCCGCCACCTGTTGCGCTGTTGCCATTTCTCAGCCCCCGCGCCGCTTCAACCAACTGTGTGAGCCGAGATCCTGCCTCCGCGCGGCGCTTCTCCGCCATGAACCGGGCGATCTGCTCCCGAGATAGTCCGGCATACTCCATGCCCACTTCCGACTCACCGAAACCAGTGATAGACGTCGACAGCTTCGAGAAAGCATCCGCGCGAGCAGAAGGAGAAACGATGGCAGGGTCCGTGAACTGGGCCGAGAGGGTCCGAAGTTCCTCGGGTACCGCCTCTAGACCGTCGCGAAGTCGAACGGCGAGTTGGAACGCCTTCACTGCGCCGCGACCCCAAACCCGGTTCGCGTCACGAACGTCCATGATGAGGTCTTCCTTGGCCGCATAGATCGCGTCAGCACTGGACGGGTTCGACGCGTCAGAGAACTTGACATCAAGGTTCTGGTCATCCGCGAACAACGACTGGATCAGACGCATCTGCTCCGCGTGAGGCTGCGGGGACGCACCGGAGAATCGGTGGACGTTGATCTCTTCGCCGTCCTCCGTGTCGATCGCGTTCATGCGACCCATCAGCGCATTCCACTTGTCATTACCGATGAACTCGGTGACGTTGGCACCGAACAGCCAGTACTTGTCTGCCGAGTAGAACTCCGCCGACACCTCCGCGCGCAGCAGTGTGCGAACGGCCGCGTCCGTCAGACCCATTGCAGTCCGCGTCACCCTCGAGTGACCAAAAGGTCGATTCAGCTCCGGGTGGTATGCGACGCGCGCCACCGAGACTTCGCCGAGTGGGTTCGGAATCCAAGCGGAAGACCACTTCCCCGAGTTGCGGACGAACGAGTACACGCGAGTCGGCGTGTACATCACCATTTCCGTAGGCTGCCCGCCGTCCGTGCTGATGACGGATAGGAATCCCGCGATGGCGCGGCGACGCTTGTCCCACACCGCGGCCGACGAATCCGCCGAACGCGCCAGGATCAGAACCTCAGGCTCTCCCGCCTCCATGTCTCCCGCAGTGACTGTCAGGAAGGCGCATGCGTGGATGGCCGAAGACGTGACAGCCTGCGGGAACTCCTCAAAGAAGTGGTTGTCCGCAAGTAGACCACCCATACCGAACGGGTCCGCCGAACCATCTACCGACACGAAACCCTCGAACGCCGAACGCCCAGTAAGGGAGTTGACGCCTTTAGAGATCCACTGCAACGGTGTGAACGCTGTCTGCATCTGCGGCGGAACCGCGATACCGAAGTCACGCAGCGCGTTCTTGCCCTCGTAGTAGACCGTCCGCAGCAGATTCCGGGGACGCTTCGCCTCCCACGTTGAATACAGGCTGATGAACAGATCTCTGTCGGCCTCGTCAACCGAAACACTGGGAGCGGTGGCAGGAAGTGACGTCACAAAAACACCGCCTTACGTTCGCTGGGGTCTCTACGCGGCTTAGTTGTCCTGGCGCCCCAAAGAGCCAGCGATACAGCCTCGAGCGGCGTTTCGTCGCCGTCTGGGGTTGTGGCGATCCATCCGCCACGCTTGTCGATGTCCGTAACGGAAACCGATTCGTCTAGAACTTCCTGACCAGACGCGAGATGCGTCACGGTGCGCTCCCGGATGGCCTGCCGGAACATCTCACACGCTTGCAGGTAGTGCGGGGTTGAGGCGACGATGATCCGACGAGCGTTCACGCCACGATCGACGAGGTATTGCCGAAGCACGCCCGCGCCAGCCGCGCCAGATAGCACGATCGCTTGCGCAGCCCGCCACCGAACCACCCCGGCCCCGTTGCGCTGCACGAACCAGTCCGCCAGCGGGGCCAGACCGCCCTCAAGCGAACCCTCGTACACCTCGTCAACGAGCTCCACATGGCCTAGACCATCCGCGCCTGCGTGACCGGCAACAGACATGCGCCGCCCATCCACCGAGAACGCAACCGCATAGGTTGGCGTAGCACCTTCGGACGCCTTGCCCTCGGTATCTCGCCATTCCTCCGCGGTGATCTCACGCGTACCGCCGTTGCCGATCTCGTCCAGCCACACGCCGAGACGGTCCTGCGCGAACTCCTCAACCGTGTACGACTCGTATTCGCCCTGCACGATCTCGTGGTTGATGCGAGTGTTCCACGCCGGGTTTGCCTTCCAACGCGTCAGGTCGGATGCCGGGTCGTAGTCATCGGATCGAGGGTCAGCACCCCACTCAGCCCACGCCGCGGCCGTAGAAACACCGTCTATCGCCGCGGTGCGGATCGACTCGAACACCTCACCCATGCCGGCGTCGTAGTCGTCACGCGTCGGAGGCGTCCCGAGAAGCCAAACCTGCGGGTTGGGCATCGCCGACATCGTCGAGTTGATCGACACCCATGCGGCCCGCTTCAACCGCTGCGCCTCATCCAACATCAGACAGTCGGACGAGAAACCACGGCCACCGGCACCGGTACGTGCCTTGAACTGGATAAGCGAAATGCTACCGTCACGAAGCTTGAACCTGACGGCCTCGCGATTGATGGCGTTCATCACGCCGTCACGTCCGAATTTTGGGTCGAGGCGCGAACGCAACCAGTCGTTGGCGTCCGCATCCAGGATCTCAAGCAGCTTGCCGAACGTTTCCCGCGCCGTGTCCGCCTGATGCGCAGAGATGACGATCTTCTTCTCTTTGAACATCAAGGCGCCGGCCAGAGCGCGGGACACCAGGAGTTGCGACTTACCGTTCTGCCGGGGCACAGTGACACCGACACGCTTGGCGGCCCACAGGTGATCCGACCGCTCGCCCATTGCGGCTTCCAGGATGATCTCCTGCCACGGGTCCAGCACGACGCCCGCGCTTGCCGACAGGTCAGATACTTCTTGCCAAGAGTTCTGCCTAGACCCCTTGGGCGCGACCAGGACGCGCGGTGGCGCCTCCCCGAGCAGAGCGACGGGCTGTGATCTCGTCAAGCGGATCACCAGCCTTCTCGGTCTTCGCCGCCTCAAGCTCAGCGATCGTTGCCTCGAGCGCACGCCACTGATTCATCAGGGGCGCACGCTTGTCAGGATCTGCGGCCTGCATGGAGTCCCACATCACATCCCTGGCAGCCTTCAGGTCGTCGATACGAGCCATAGGAACCCTCCCGGCCAGCCCTGACAGGCTCCGTGTGTGAAAAGGCCCAATGCCGCCCGTGGGCCGTGGGTGCCGGGGGTAGGGGGTGGTCCCCCTGTCCCTCTTAGCGCTCACGTTGTTGATGTTGTTCACCAGATGCCGGACGTGCTTATCGTTCGCCTCGTTGTTCCTGCTCGCTTGGCTTTGGCTTCGGCGAGTGTCAGGTCTGACTTGAACTGGTTGCACTCACGATGCATGAGGTGGCAGTTGGGTCTGTTGTATGGGGATCCGCCTCGGGATCGTGGGATGTCTTCGTCGACTTCGCCGCGTCTCGGGTGGGGGATGCATCCTGGGCATACTCCCCCGGGGCACTTTGGTCCGTGCCCCCCGGGGGTGGTTGTTAGCGCTTTGTCGACCCACTCCCCACACAATGCACAGTGGGTCTCTTCTGCCTTCACTCGCTTGACGAGTTCTCGCCGGCGGTGGCCGTTGGCATTGTGCCGGGGTGCTGCCATGCAGGCACCCCCTCCGGGGTTAGGTTGTGGCCTGTGCCTTGCGGCTCTTGCCGTACTTCCACTCGGTGATGAAGCGGCCTTGCTTGCGGCAGTTGCAGGATCGGCAGGCGGGGACGATGTTCCCTTCGCCGTGGGTTCCTCCGCGGATGATGGGTACGACGTGGTCCATGGTCAATGGTCCGGTCTTGCCGCAGTAGGCGCAGGAGTTGTTGAAGCGTCGTTGTGTGCGTAGCCAGTCGGAGCCTGTGAACTTGAATCCAACACCGCGCGCTGTGCGGTGTCTCCGCTTGGCTGCCTGTCCGATGTGAGGGTTGGCCTTGGCGTAGGCGATGGCGTACTCGATGCGCCGTTCGCGTTCGGCGATGTATCTTGCGGCGTCGTCTCTGTCGCGACGCGCCTCCACGGCGCGGCTCTTGCAGGTCCGTCCGCAGTAGATCGCCGTTGCCATGCGTCCCACGATGGGCGACTGGCATACCGTGCAGGTGGTTGCGGTGGGACGCACATCAGTGTGGCCGTTTGCTATCCAGCGGCGGCATGCGTTGGAGCAGAAGGTGAACCGTGATCCGAGGTGTTCGATCGAGTGATGACAGCCCGGGCAGGTACGATCAGTCATGTAGCCACTCCTCATTAGTGGTTGCCATGCCCCCGGCCTGTTACCAGCAGGTGCGGGGGTCTGATCTAAGTGTAGGCGTGGCCTCCGACGTCGACATCGGACGAACTCAGCAGCCGGCGATGTCGCTTGCTTCGTCGATGTATTCCATCAGGTCAGAGTTGTTGTGGTCTGTCCGTGATGCGACAGTGTCGTTGTTGGCTACTGCGGTTTGGAACTCTTCATTGAGTGTGGTGCAGTCGCCAGCTTCGGTGGCGTCGTCGATACGCTGTCTCACCTCGGGGGCGTAGTCATCCCACTGCACCGCCGCGCGCTCGACTGTTGGGGTTGGTGTCGCGATCGGTGACTGCGCGGGCGAGCATCCCGTCAGCATGAGCACGGCAACTAGGGGAACCACGAGACGACGCATGTCCATGATCCTAACGAGGCAAGTCGCGGCGTGTTGATACACCGGATCGGCGCGTCATGTGCTTGTCGAAGGGAAGAAGTGGACCGTGTCGGAGTTGCACCGACGTTTCCGTCACTGGCCTCCCGGATACTTAGCTCCGGGTGGTGTGAGCGGGCATGCTGCTCGGCCCGTGGTGTGGTTTGCGCCGTCACCCCGGCGAGATACGGAACCCCCCAATGGTTGCGTGTCAATCGTCCTCTTCGTCGTCGAACCAGTCCGGGCTGCGGAACCAGTCGCACAGGTGCGATGCCAGCCCGTATCCCGTGTGCCACGGCTGATCCTCGGCGAACTCGCGAAGATAACCAGTGGTGCCGTGGTCAATCGTGTCGCTTGAGAAGTACGCTGCCTGCAGCACGTACCCGGAGACCATCCCTCCGCCGCACTCGTCTGCTACGTGAGCTGCGAGCGCTGCGTCAAGTGCCGCCTTAGTTGCGTCGCTCATTCGCGCCCTCGTTCCCATTCGTCTGGCCCGCCGACAGCGACCGACCGGTCGTGGAGATTGTTGGTGTACAACTCAAGCCGGAGTCGTATCACCGCTGCCTCAGCTTCCACTAGCGATCGATACGACCCACCGAAGTGCCGGCGCTTTTCGTGCCAGACGTATGCGACCCAAGTTCCGCGCCTCCGGTCGTGGTAGACGCCCAGGGCTCCCGACGTGTTGTTCACATTTGGGCAGTGCCGGTTTTCGAGGTTCTCCTTGTTGGAGACCGCCGCCAAGTGCTCGGGGTTGAGGCAGGCGCGGTTGTAGCAACGGTGGTCAATTACCATGCCATCAGGTATCGGGCCGTTATGGAGCTCGAACGCCAGGCGGTGCACGTAGCGGCGCACGTTGCCGACGCTCAGTTGTCCGTAGCCGGTGCTTCCGTTCGGCTTCGACCAAACGATGCAGTCACCCTCCCGATGCGAGCCGCGGCTCAGGCGCTCCGCAATCGACGGCTTCGGCGGGAGGACGGTCGTTCCGCGCTTTGCCCACCGTGCGTAGTGTGTGCCGCACAGCCCCCTGCCCTTTACGCCGGGCTTGACACAGTTACCAACGCTGCAAAGATTCATCTTTCGCTCCCCATGTCGGTGGGTACAAGAAATGCCCGCCACGACGGGGATCAATCCGTCTGCGGGCACTCACCCCCGACAGGGCGAGCGGTCCAGCGCTCAGTTGTTGGAGCGCACAAAGTCGTCATCGTCGAGACAGCAGGAATCGGCGGCTATCTGCGTGGCGTACCGAGACGTGCAGTCCGGGCACTCGAACTCAGACATGAGCGCTTCCCCTAACAGCTCGCACCTCAGTGGGCCTGTGTCTCTCGGGGTTCCTGGTTTGGGAAGCAAAGGCTAGTACGAACCCTTTTTCACCTGTTCTCATGCCTCGTCCATGTCGTAGAGCCGGGCGCCCTTGCCTATGAGCGCTTCCCGATATTCGTTGGCATGGTGTCGGCAATACGTGAGGATGCCGCCACTGGCGAGGGACACGATGATGCGTGCGGCCACGTTTGGGCCGCATTCGTCACAGGTCTGCATCACTCGACCCGGATCCCTGTAATGGCGCCGTAAGGGTCAACGTCGAGGACCACATGCCTGTCGCCCAGATCAATCTGGGTGAAGATGGGCATGTGTGGGCCTTGCCGGAAGTACCAGGAGTTGTTGGCCTGGTTGAATGTCGCGTCCATGACGACACCGCCCAATCGTTGGGGGTTGGTCTTCCCTATCGCCGCCCTCGCCCTGCGTTCAAGGTGTCAGGCTCGAGGCCCGTAGTTATTCGCTTCAGGGGTTTGGCGATTGGAAATTGTTAGAGGAATGCGACGTCGGACCAGCCCATGGGGTCGTGCTCGCCGATGAGGAGAGCGAGGATCCCGGAGCGTGAGAACTTGCCGGTCATGTCCCGAAGCCACTTCGACCCGCCATCACACGACGGGCACTGGTGCACCGTCGCGGAACCAAGGTCGAACGACTGGTAGTTGTGGCGGTGTGCGGTGATCCACACCTTCGCCTTGTGGGCGTCAGCGTCACCACGCACCTGACCGTTCAGCCACTTCTCGAACCCTGTTGCATCGCTGCCGGGGATCTTGTGTCCGTGGTTGAAGCCGGTTGGGATCCCGGCGATGTCCGTGTATACGTTCATCTCGTCGTGTGGGATCGTCCACTTGATGTGGTCGAACTCGGCACGTCCGCGCAGTTCTCGTTGGAGGCATTCGGCGAGGAAGGCGGAACCGTTGTCGGAGTCCGACGTCTGGTTCTTGTTGGAACCGAGTCGACCGAGCTCGCCGTGGTTGCAGAGCACGGAGACGAACTGGCCCTTGTCGAACTGGGGGTACAGGGCTCGCGCGTACTGTCCCCACACGTCCAGGACGCCATTCATCTGCTTGCGCAGTCCGCCCTGCACCGTGTGCAGTTGCGTCGAGTAGTTTCCCGCAATGCCTTCGTACGGGTCGCCGTTGTTCACGATGACCACTTCGTTGATGTTCCGGCCGCCCTTACGCTGCCTGCCCACCCAAGCGTTGAAGTTCTCGAGGCCGTCGTAGAGACGCTGCTCAGTGGCCTTTACGCCGCCGCCTTCTGACTTGAAGAGCTGCATGTCCGCCAGGTTCAGGACGGCCGCAGCGGGTGCGCCCAGGCCGGTCCCGGGAATGCGCTTCGGAAGCTTCCACTTCTGGATTCGCTTCCGAGCCGCCTCAACGTCG